CATCATTTCGCTGTGGCTACGCATACTTAAGCCGTCACGGAGGCCGTTATGCAAACCGTCAAGGTATACATCGTGGCCGTCACTGTGGAAATGTAGGCATATGCGAGCATGTCGAGAAGGTAGTCTACGCCATGTCGCCGACGCTGTCAAGTCTTCCATTGGGCTTGACATCGCGGCGCCGCTGCGGTAGAGTCGTCGGCATGTCACAGCAACCCGCGAAGTCCGACCTCGTCTCGACGCTCGACCGAGCATACAACGAGCTAACAAAACGTGCCGATGAGACCACACCCATGTCGACGCTGGCCATACGCAGCCGCGCCGCCGTCATCGTGGAGTGCTTCCGCCAGGTCGTCACGCAGCTGGAGACGATGCGGCAGCCGATCGCCGCGCTGGGCGTCGATTTCGTCACGGCGGCACAGTGGCTGTCGGGCTACTACGAGCACGCGGCGGCCGGGTTACAGCAGCAGGCGCGACCGACGCTGCTGGGCGCTGACGGCGCCGCGTTGTCGTCGACGCCCGCGCAGCTCGGCCGCGTCGGCGAAGCTCTCGGCGAGATGGCGTCGATGTGGCGCGAAGTAGCTTCAGTAGCGGCTGAGGCTGAGAAGCCAACGCTTACAGCCGCTGATGTCGCCACTGTGCCAGGCATTCTCCGCATCTGGACCGCCGTTACGGCGTCGCTGGTGCAGACGGTGACGACATGGCGAGGTGGTCGCCAGGAAGTCATCCTGCTCACTCAAGTCATGGCGCAGACTGCACGCGAGGCCGCCGTGATGGCGGCGATGCTGGGGGAGCAGGGCGACGGTAACGAAGAAGCACTGTAACACTCAAAGGGAGACAGAAGATATGACTATCACATACGAAAAGCTGGAAATTCCGAGTAACTACAGGTGTTCACGCTGCAACGCGCATGGCGTCAAGCTCTGGCGACAGTATCAGACGGGTACACCCGAGCTGCTGTGCTATCGCTGTGCAGACCCCGCGCTTGTCGTCGACTTAAATGGCCGCGTCGACTCCGAACTCGGCAGGTGCGATCAGATCGACGACAAAGTGGGCAAGACCGGCAGCCTCGTGCCTGCTGTGCCGACTGTTGAGTGCGACACGTATTGGGGTTACACCTCGGTACCTGTTGCCGGTTGTGCGTGGTGGTGTGCGCTGCCTAATCAACCAGATGAGCCCGCGCAGCCGTTCTACGCGGCGCCAGAAGATCTCGCCGCTGAGCAGCGGCTTCTAGAAGAGCGTCGACGCTACGAGCGCAAGCCAGACTCCTACAAGCGAGACACTGTCTACTGCATCGAAGCTACGAGCTTTGAACGACACACGCTGTGGAGCAAGTTTGCTGAAGATCCCACAGCACGTAAGTACGGGCCTCCTTCAGAACGCCGCGTCAACTGGGAGCAGCTCAACCCAGGTTCGATGCCAACGGTCGCTACCGACAACAAGCGTCCGATCTGCGTCAGCTGCTTCTGGGTGCGTATCGACGGCCACGTCGTCATGTTCTACGAGCCTACGTCGCGCCTCGTCGACTGGCAGAAGGTCGACAAGTGGCTCGCGAAGGAGTATCCAGAAGTGCCCAAGTGCGACGCTCAGAACTTCCACAACTGCTTGATCACCATCCGTGAGCGCAACAAGGTAGCGAAGGCGACGTAGTGGCGTCGTCGCACTTCAAGCCCGCGAAGCTGCCGCCAGACATCCGCGAGGCGTCGTGGACGTGGTCGCACGAGCTACCACATCGTCGGCCCCCATGGGGCGGTGTCCAAGTAATCGGCCGTGTACGCGCGACGCTGTCGTGTCGCATCGTACTCATCGATACCGACGACTACACCGACTTCCTCGTTGAGGCGAGTGCCGACAGTGATCAGCAGCGGGAGTCGTTTAGCTTTCGCAGTCACAAGTATCTGATGTCGCCGCCTAACTACAATGGCGACATTACCATACAAACGTCGTGCGGACTGCTGCGAGGTCGTACTATAGCTTACTATGCTGATGGGCGCGGCGACGTCTACGCTGAGCCTGGCAGCGTCGTAGCTTTCGTGAAAGCGCTTGAGATGTTCACTCGCGACGAGGTGTGGTTCTAACATGCTGCCAGCAGACGTCAATCAGCTACTATATACTACACGTCCCGACATCTCGACGTGGACGGCGCTGTGTCGCCTCCTCGACGCCACGACGTTGTCGCCGCAGCAGCTCAGCGAGGTCAAGAAGGCGTTGTCGTCGTGGCCGCGAGAGGTGCCGCGGCGAGCTCCTAAGGAGTGGCTTACCTGTGGGCAGCGCCCACCGACTGTAGCCAAACTGCTACTATCGCTATGCTATGACGTCACCGAGACGGAGGCACTCTACAACTACTACATCGGCGTCATTAGCACGTCGCCGCGGCTTCGTCTACGTGACGGCAGCCCGGCCGTGACGATGTGGCGGCAGCTACGCGGCAGGGTGCAGCTACAGAACGGCACCTCGATAGAGCTCGGGGCGGGGCAGCCGGGCCTCGCCGACCTCGGCGGCATCATGACGGTGGAGTGGGCTAAGGGTGAGTACGGATCTTGTCCGATAGATCATCGTGTCAACCTCTACGTCGAGGGCGAGATCAAAACATGCGGAAATATCCCACCCCTCGCACGTGAGTATACAGGCGACTCCAAGCGGAAGTTGACGCCGACCGAGCAGGACCAGATCACGCGGCAGCAAGCGCAGCTCGCGCGAGGCGGCTTCTACTGCTTTGCCGACAGAGCTGAGGAGCTTGTCGACGCTCTAGTGCGATATCGTGACGACGTCGTGGCGAGGATGTCGTGAAGTTCAATAGCTTTAGCTACGACGTCACGGATACGACGCTGCGAAACGACTTTGCCGCGATGCCACTGACGGCCGAGAACTTACAGCGCGTCGTCGCCGATATGAGGACCGGACAACCACTGGGTGTACGACCTGACACGATCATAATGCCACCTGTTTTGTACGAGCGCTGGCTTGAGATGCTCCTGCACAGTGCCGAGGCAGCACTGAAGCACGCGACGAAGCTCAGCATCCGCGCGATACTGTCGGGTAGGTACGGCAAGCGCAGGCGTCAGATCGTCGACGGCGTGGCCGCGGCAAGGTTGCAGCGTAGTCGCGAGGCTATCGCGCATCTGCCACAGCTACAGGACGATGTCGTCAGGGCGAGGGCCGCACTTCTCGATTTCAAGAAGCCTTTTCACTACGTAGAGGTAACTACACAATGACCACCACGCTACCCACGCTCTACAAGCGCAACAGCAACGCCACGGCGATCCAGCAATGGACCATCAGCGTCACCGACGCCACCATCACGACTGTGTACGGTCAGGTCGGCGGCGCCATGCAGACGACGCAGGACACCATTATGCAGGGCAAGAACCTCGGCAAGAAGAACGCGACGACGCCTGAGCAGCAAGCGATGCTTGAGGCCGAGGCGCAGCACGAGAAGAAGCTCAAGAAGGGGTACGTCACGACGCTGGCAGCCGCACAGGCAGGCGAGGTCGACAAGGTCATCGAGGGCGGCATCGTCCCCATGACTGCGCTTGTCTACGCCGATCGCCAAGACAAGGTCGTCTTCCCCGTCGCTGTGCAGCCGAAGCTTGACGGCCACCGCTGCGTCGCTGTCATCGTGGTTGATGAGACGACGCTCGGGCGCCGCGCCACCGTCACGCTCTGGACTCGCAGCCGTAAGCGGATCAAGTCGCTGCCCCACATCGAGAAGCAGCTCGGCGAGATCTTCTGTAAGTGGGAGATCGGCACTTATCATCTCGATGGCGAAAACTATCAGCATGACTACCGTGACAGGTTCGAGGAACTGACGAGCCTTATACGGCCCGATGAGCCGCGCCCCGGCCACGAGGTCGTCGAGTACCACATCTACGACATCGTTTCGCCCGAGACCTTCCTCAATCGCTTCAAGACTCTAGAGCACGTCTTCGATACGACGACGCACCTCAAGCTCGTCGAGACCCACGTCGCCGCCAACGAGGCGGCATTACTCAGCCACTACGACTTCTTCAAGAAGCAAGGCTACGAGGGCGCCATGTGCCGCACCCTCGACACGCCCTATGAGCACAAGCGGTCGTCGAGTCTGCTCAAGATGAAGGACTTCGTCGACGGCGAGTTCCGAGTCGTCCGGCTCGAAGAGGGCCGCGGCAAGCTACAGCGCCACGTCGGCGCCTTCGTCTGCGTCACCGAGGACGGCGTCGAGTTCGGCGCCAAGGGGGCGATGCCCAACGAGACGCTGCGGCAGGCGTGGCTTGAGCCTGAGAAGTGGGTCGGCAAGATGATGACGGTGAAGTATTTCGGCAAGACTGCCGACGGTTCGCTGCGCTTCCCGTCGGCGCTGCGTCTTCGTGACGCACCTTAGCAAACAAAGGGGTTTGGATATGCCACTTAGGGGTACTTGGCTTAATAGAGCAGATTATCCACTATTAGCATCTCTTTATAGAGAGATAGTACCTCTAGAAACACATTTAACAGACGATCGCTGTTGGATTAAATGCATACATTGTACCGTTATTCGTCCAGTTAAGCTGGATTGTTGGTTTCGTGGTTTACGACTATGCCGTAAATGCGCAAATACTAAGATAGATCCAAATGGTCCTCGACAGTGTCTGCATTGTAAACTTATTAAACAGCCTGATGAGTTTGTTACTCAGCGCCTACATCGAAAACCTGAAGGTGGAGAATATCTCCACATAAGGCGTCACCCTCGTTGTGTGTCTTGCCGACAATATCTTAAAACGTTCGTCGTAAGAAAGTCTCAGAAAAAGTCAAAAGTCCCTGAAGCTAAACGCATTTGGTATGCTTTTAGTAAGGCCGATCGAGATAAAGGTCGAGCCAACGATCTTACAGTTTCGTGGATTGAAAAAACAATTGCAGAAGGTTGTTCTTATTGTGGTATTCGGGGTAAGATTTCCTTAGATCGAATTGACAATAACTTAGGACATACACAAGATAATTGTGTATCTGCTTGTGTTCGATGTAATTTCATGCGCGGTAACATGCCGTATGCCGCTTGGATTCTTTTCAAACCAACACTTATAATGGTTCGTAAAAGTGGATTGTATGGCGACTGGATGCCTTGTCCCGCACGGATACGAGCCCTACACAAGGAGCTAGCATGCGAGTAACAACCTTCTTGTATTTTGTGTCTTATTTAGTGTTCTCTTTCTCTACAAAGTGGCTTGCACTACCTCATCCTGACATACCTCCCGTCGACGGCCTCACCCTGCTGCCCGCGTCTATGCTCTGCTGCGCTGTCGTCTGGCTGCTCGGCCTCTTCGTCGAGGCCGCCGTCACGACAGCTAGACTACGACTGCAAGCCCGTCACCTCAGGCTCGACGTTGTCAGAGAACTGCGCAGCGACGGCGTCTATGTCACGACGGGGCCGCACGACTACATAGCCCTACCGCTCTACCGCCGCATCCTGCCTCTGCTCCTCACTCGCGACGTCCTTGTCGCCGCCACAGCATCCGCCGCCATCCTGATATCCAGCACCCTCGCCTACTCCCGTGCCGAGGTCAGCCTGCTGCTACCCTTGCTGCTCATGAAGGGCGGCGTCAATCTGTGGGGCCCGGTCGTCAGCTGGCTGCGAGGCGACGGTGTGAGCTTACGCGCTCGTGTTGTTCTGGCCCTCGCGCTCGTCGCCGTCGTCGCCGTATTGTGGGATAAAGTGAGTCTGCACGCCTCCTTCGCCGTCACCATCACCGTCGCCTACGCCGCCGTCTACGTCGCGGCCTACTTCCCGAAGCTAGAGGTCATCTCGCGCTACCGCGGCAACTACGATTTCCTCATGGCCGAGATGACCAGCACGCTGATCGTCGCGCTGCCCGTAGCCGTCGTGGTCGGCTGGGCGCACTCGTGGCGGGGTCTGGGAAGCGCTACAACGGGCTTCTACGTGCTGGACGTACTCCGCAGTCTCGCCCACGCCGTCGCGGCTTCTACGCACAGCACAACCGCGCTACTGCAACGGCCCGTTGTGTGGGTCATGGCTCTGGCCAGTGAGGGCGCCGGCCTCTTCGGCGGCGTCGTCTTCTTCGCGAAGGTGTCGTCGACGCTCAGCGTGCCGCTGAACAGGTGTACGTCGCTCATCGCTGGCGTAGCCGCTACGGCGGCGCTGTGGTCGCTCACGCACGACGGCGGCATCGTCGGATACCTGACGTCGTCGCGAAATCGTCCCGAGCTCGTCGGCGTGGCCGTGATGATGGTGGCGCTGTGGATTGGTCTGGGTGGCGGCAGGGTGGCGTCGTCTGAGCAGCGTGCTGGCGGCGTCGTGACGGCGTAGCAGCTAGTTAGAAGTAACTGAGCTCCTGCGCTCTCTTGCGGCCAGCCTCTGTCAAGCACCAGAGGCTACCCGGCCGTGCCCACTCGACATAACCTGCTTGTTTCAGCGGCTTCGTCTCGCGTGGAGTGTAGAAGCCTCGTGTAAAGCGCTTCAGCAGAGCGTCGATCTCGTCTGAAGTCAGCTGAGGCATGTGAACCTACTTCGTCCTCGTCACCATGACACCCACGTTGCCGACGCTGACGTCGTAAGTACGCGTCACTTTACCGCGATCTCGCGTCTCGATCCCGAGAAACATTGATGGCCACGAGATACCGGGTAGCTTGTCAGCCACGTCGCAGAGCACTTGTCGCGACTGACCTACACGTAGTCCAGACACCTCTGTCGCGATCAGATGAGAGAGCTGAGACCGTCTGCGCTGCTCCTCCTGCTCGCGCGCTTCCTGAGCCGTCGCGAGGAGTATGTAGAGGTCGCGATCGTACTGACGCTCTATATCGGCGGCTGCCGCGACGACGGCGCTGTAGTGCGCGATATACGTCCTGGCGTTTTCAGGGCGTAGCATCAGCTGCGACGACTCGACGTGGACTTGCAGTCGCTTTGTCCAATACACAGCGCCGTCATCGTCGACGACGCGCCCAGGTCCTTCAAGCGCTCCCAAGCGCTCAAAGTCAAGCCGCAGCGTCACCTTCGTGCGCTCGTAGCCGCGATCGTCGACCTCGCCGAAAGTGATGTAATTGAAATACCGCGGTGTCGTATCTGCGCAGACAGCAGTGAGGTCGCGTCGAGCGGACGGCAGCATCTTGAGCTCGTCGGCGCGATCGAGGAGGTACTGACAGATCGTCTTCGTCGCGACGTGGACGGTATCGGCTGAATTGATGGTCGTCATGTGCGTATCTCCTGTTACTTCGTCACGACGAAGGGCTTGTTCCAACGACCGAGCTTGACGGCGACGTAGTGGCCGACGTCGAAGTGGTCCGACTGAATGTCGCTGCGGTCGTGGTTGTTGGTGTTAAGGGCATCGACGATCTTGCGGAAGATCTCCAGCAGCTCGCCGTCGAAGGCTGTATCGAGGTGGTAGTGATTGACGTCGAAGTTGGTGAAGGTCTTGCCGTCGATCGGTTGCTCGCCGCGACGCTCTGCACGCGCATCAACAACGCGCTTGACTTCAGCGAGGAGGTCAACGGGCGCCGACGTGATGGTGAGGACGATGGTGCTGTGGTTCTGCACGGCCAGCGACCACTTCCAACCCGCAGGCATGACCGGCTTGAGTGCTGCTGCGATGAGGGCCTTCTTGCTCTGATCTACGTATGCCATTTGTCGTTTCTCCTTACCTGATAAGAGAATGCGACAAAGCCGCGACATCGTCAAGCTGACGACGCGATCTTTCTTCTAAGTATGCGCAGATGCTAGGTTCTTAGTTGGAGACTATAGGCGCGCAGACCTACGAGGTAGCTGCCAACTGCCGCGACGACGCCTGTACAATGACCACAGGCCGTCGTCCTCGACGATGAGAAACGAAGCGATCTTAGCTATAGCAGCTTCGCTTTCCTCGCCGCCGCGACGATCTGATGGGCGGCGATGTCGTTTCTCGTCGAGAGGGTCGCGGTCAGAATAGTGTGCTGCTCAGGGTGGTCAAGCAAGGCGTCGAGGATCGACGCCTGCACGGCAAAGGGCGATCGGATGGCGAGGCTGTAGAGTCGCCGAGCGTCGCCACGAAAGCGCGGCCCCTGCGCAGTGATAGCGACGATGTCCTGCACCGCCTCACCAGCTGCGCCACCACCGAGTGCCAAGCGTAGATCGCCCTGCGCCTGCTTCGCCATGGCGGCGGCCTCAGCGGCACCAACACCACGTCCCGTCAGCACAGCCGCCACGTCGGCGGCGCCGAGCTCCAGGTGACAGCTGAACCTCGATCGCAGTGCGGCGTCGAGCTGTCCACGCGGCCTGCTGGTGCATGCGATCCACAGGTTCACGGTGTCGCGCTCAAGCGGCAGCAGCAGTGCCTGCACGGCCTTGTCGGGGAGTGCGTGGATCTCGTCGATGATGAAGGCGCGGCAGCGTGCTTGAGGATCCGATGGCGCCTGCATCGACGCGGCGGCGAGCTCGCGAATGCTGTCGATGCCGTCGTCGCCGCCGTTGATGTGGAAGAAGTCGAAGGGATATGCTTCGCTAATATCCCAACGATCTTCTGGCAACTTAGGACGATTTGTCGCCGCTGATGCCATCACGTCCTCTACCGCCATCGCCCGTGCTGCAAGCGCCTTTGCGATCGTCGTCTTGCCGACGCCGACGGGGCCGGTGATGAGCAGCTTCTTGGCGTCGAGGCAGCGCGGCGGGATCGTTTGGGATTTGATGTCGTCGAGGAGTAACATCAAAATCTCGCTGTATTCATTGCATTTTGAATTGCAACGATAAGATCTCGACCAATAACAAGCACTTTCTTGCCTGCCACTTCTATCCAGACTCGATCGTTGTAATTCCAGTGCGAGAGGACGTGAATCGGCTTCGGCTCTGGCTCACTGTCGAAGTCTTTATACGTCTGAACTTCAGAACTTACTTTAATCATCGTCGCGCTCCTTATCTGCCACATGCTTACCTAGCATCTCGTCACTGTCCATCGCCAACATGTCACCCCACGACGAGCACGTCGCCGTGTGGACGCCGCCGAAGCCGCCGCAGTCTCCACAACCGACAAGCTCACTGCTGAGCCGATCCGCTGCGACCTCGACGACGGCGACGACCTGCTTGTAATGTTCGGCGCTCAACCGAGCAGCAGCCTCGTCGCTGAGACGCAGCGACATCGCGACGAAGCCGAGCGGCGACAGCCTGTTGGCGGCGACCTCGACGGGCTGGGCGACGCGGTGTGTAGGCTTGAAGTGAACGTTGCCCGCCGTGTCGTAGACGACCTCGTTGTCGAGCCAGTAGCAGCCCTCATCGGACCACGTCGAGACGCTGTCGCCGTGTAGGTCGTCGTGGCCAGCGACCTTCGAGCACTGCCCGACACCAGTGAGACGATGCAGGCATGGCGCAACGTGCTTGCGCCGCCACTCCACGTCGCGGTCGACGCTTCGTCGCGACGCCCTGACAACGACGCCGCCCAGCCACTTCAAAGCACTCCAGCACGCGCAGCCGAGGGCTGCGGCCCCTACAAGTTCAAGCATTTACCATCACTACCACGTCGCCCTCAGCTTGTCAAGCTCAACCCGCACCCTCTATACATGCACACCGAGTTTCTACCGGGTCTCTACTCTGGCAACGACGCTGGCTTCGACGTCCTATCCCACGCCGTCACAGCTGCTAATTTCAAGGGGCCACCTCTTGTCGTCGCTTACGGCACCACGGAGGATCGCTTCGTCAACGAGAGTGAGGTCGACGACTTTGCAGCAGCCTTCCGTGCTCCGCTCGTCATCATCACCGACGAGATCGATGGTACAGGTAGGGCTGCTTATGTCGCCGCCTGCGCCGCGATGGGGCCCCTCTACAAATCAAATCGCGCAGGCTCCCCCGTCTTCGTCTCCAACACGACACCGCAGACGCCTGCCGTCATGGGTGGGCCTTTGCTCGCGCTCGGCACCACGGGGCCGAACATTGACAGCAGCGTCGCGGTCGCGTGGCTCGTTGCCGAGCTGACGTCGCGAACGACGCAGAATCACCCCTATCTGCTCGGCATGCAGGGCGTCAGCGCCTTCACCGCCGACGGGAACTTGTCGCCGCCTGTGTATCGCATCGGCCCAGACATCGTCGACGATCTCCAGCAGGTGCAGCAGAAATGGCAGGGCAAGACCGTCACGACGACGGCGCAGTATCAGGCCCTCTTGACGGCGTCGGTGTCGCGGCCGGGGCTGGCTGCGCTGTGCAATGCGAGTCTAGTGCCGTTTCTGGTGCTGAGTCATTAAGATCGACAACATCGACCCAAATCTCGCGATCAATTACCAGCCGGATTAGCTTCTTGTCTACTTTGTATTTGCGGGCAAGGGCCATAATCATGCCTTTGTACGGCGCTTTAGCCGTTTTACGAATATCCCTTACAGCGTCTTCTGTCAATTTTGCACAAACGTTTTCGTCAAGCGAATCCGCGTGTAAACCACGACTCTTCGCCGCACACGATGCCTGTCACTGCGGGACCACTTCCCCCATACAATACGCCATTTCCCCACAAGAACGTACCCCAGAGAGGTCCTGAGGAGAATTGTAGCCAAAAGTAAGTGCAGGTATCGTGTGCGCTTTTGTGGTCACGTATGAGCCTACGTAGCTGCTGTATCTCTGGCAGCGTCAGTGTCGTACCCCAAGTGCTGCCGTCTCCGTATGTGAAGGCGCCCCAACGCAACTCTTGAATGGGCATCGGCTGTCGTATAAGTATGTCAAACTGACTCCACACTTGTGTAGCGAAAGCACGTACATACTGCGACCCCACAGGCGGCGGCGACGAGAAGTCGACGCGACGAAGAACCTGCGTCGCCGTCAGGCCACACCACGCAAGCTCGTCGCGGTGTCCCTGCTGCGACCCCGACACGGCCCACAGGTTCCAAGCGTGCTTCAAGCGATCGCGGTGCAAGAGCTCATTCTCAAGCGTACCGCCTGTGCCGATCAGGATGACGCGCTCTTGTCCGCGCTCGTTGGCCAGGAAGTAGAGGGCGTCGGCGGGTGTCTCCGACGGCCACTGGCACTCTTTAGCCCAGTACAGCCTGTCGAGCTCGACGTCCATGTTGCCGCCCATGACGGTCTGGTAGGCGGCGCCGTTCTGCGCGTTGGTGCTGCCAGATCCGAAGCACGGCTTTTGTAAGATGGACGCGCATAGTGAGGCGTATGTGAGGGCATCTTGCGGCGGCATTTGTAGAAAGGTGCCTTGACTGTGGCGCGGCGTCGTGGTAGCGTCGAAAGTATGTCTATCTTTAATCTAGTTGTCGTCGCTGAGCAGTACGATCCTGTCGAGGGCGTCGATCTGATCTTTCGTCGTGTACTTAACTATACATTGCGCAGCGTGATTGCGTGCGGGCAAGACCCGACGAAGCCTTACGGCGACTGGTCGCCTACTGTCATCGCTGATCGTGTGTCAGATCCAAGCTGCGGCTTCGTGGTCGTCGTTCTCGATGAGGGCAAAGGGCCCGACGATGCTTGGGATCTCGGTCCCAAGTGCTTCGCCGCTGTGCAGGCTGCGCAGACTCACAACAAGCCCTACATACTGCTGTTGCCCTTCGTTCGATATCGCCACATCGTCGAGCCTACGATGGACGCTGTTGCGTGTGCAGACGCAGAAGGCCAGGCTAAGACAACATTACGATGAGCTTCGACTGTCTCATCGCTGAGATCATGGCCGTAGCTTCTACTTGACTCAGCTAACGCGATGCGGTAGACTCGTCAAATCAATTGCTCACCCGCTAAGGACACCTACATGACCAAGTCCAAGAAATCCTCTAAGCACACCAAGCGCATGCAGCTACGCCTCAACGACATCCACGCCGCCATCGTCGAGAGCACCAACCTCGACATCTACGCCTCGTACTGCGCTGGCTACGCGCGGCAGATGCAGCAGAACGACGTCGCCTCGACGCTGATGCCGTGCAGCCACGACGCCCGCATGACTGCGGCCTTCGCGATCGGGCAGCAGCACGCCGACATTCGCTCGCCGCTGTGTCGCCTCGACGAGGTCGTCGCCGCCGTCGAAGCGTACACCGAGCAGCCAAAGCGCAGCTAGACGGACACGAACGTCAGCGTGATCGGCGACGGCACGGGGAGCTGGAGGGGGCCGAACGGCAGTGTTTGCCCCGGCGATATCACCGTTGCGTCGACGATCACACCAGCCGACACGCCCGCCGGATACAACAGCACTTCGATCACGCGCTCGGCACTCACGGTGCCGCCTATCGGCAAGTCCGAGAAGTACGCCCGCACGTTAGCGACGACCTGAGCTTGAAAAGCAGCTGTGTTGTACGTCGACTGCACCTTTAGCGTCGCGATCACGGCGACGTTGATGGGTGTCGCCGACGACACGATCGCCTTGGCCGTCTCGGGAATTCGGAAGCCACCTGTCTGCATCGGCGCGATGTAGTCTTGAACTTGCGTCACAACGCCGCCAGAGACGCCGCCAGTCGACGAAGCGATGACGACCTGGATAGTACCGGGATCGAAGATGTTGCTGCCCGTGTAAACGTTGCAGCGCGTGACTCTGTCAGCCGCCGAGGCGTTGCCGCTCGTGGCGTCGATCGCCCACTGACGATACACCCGTTCCGGCGATCCCACGCCCGCGTCCCACTTCGCCAGGTTGCGGGCTCGCAGCGTCACGTCAGACTCGTCGTCGGTGCCCTGCTGGCTTCCGCTGTATTTCGTTAGCCAGTCAGAGGGGTTACGAGCCGAGACACCAGGCTTAAACCCCGACACGAAGAAGTTGAGAGCGCCGATCCCGATCTGCGCGTAGGTGGCGCCGACGCCCTGTGCCTGCACGATGACGTCGACGCTGCCGCCTCGCGGCAGTGTCACCGAGACGAGGCCGGTCGCGGCTGCGTACTGCCCCGTGTACTGTAGCGTGCTGTTGGCGCCCGCGCTGAGCTGTAGCGACGTGGCCGCGAAGGTGTAGGAGCCCGAGTTGCCTGTGTCCGTCAGCGTGACGTAGCCGACGGTGTAAGTGCCTAGTTCGCGCTGGTTGTCGTAGACTTGATCCGACTGCACCGTGAGGGCGTCGCCCGTAGCCGTGCTATTCTGCCCGCCCTGCACGACGACGACCTGCGCCGCGAGATAGTCGGTCTTTGCCCCTGCCTGAATCTCGACGAGGCCCGACGGTACGCTGCCTGTCTCCCAGCTGAAGATCGGAGGGTTCTCGGCGGCGATGCCCTGGAGGATCTCCAGCTTGACAGCGTCGTATGTAGGTGCAATGAGAAGGTCTGAATACGAGACGGGCACGGCCATGTCTGAAGGTGACTTGTCGAGGTCGTTTTAAAATTGCTTGACAACATCGAGGCGTCGTCGTAGAGTCAGCACAGGTCAGCTAAGCTATACACTGAGAGGAGATTCCGATGTCAACAACCACTTGCAGACTCCCCGGCGTCGACATGATCCCGCTTCGTCAGCGTCGCGCCCTCGACACCATCCGCAGCGCTCGCAGGCAGGCCGACGCCGAGTCGTCGAAGACGATACGAGAGTGCGACTACGACGCCAAAGTGCGCATGATGTCGCCGCCCTCGACGACCACACCCTTCGTTGTCACCACGACGCCGCCTCGACTGCCCTACTACGTCGCTGCCTTCGCCATGCTGATGCTGCTCCTCGGCGGCGTCGTCCTGCACAGCAACGTCGCCAGCATGGCAGCGTCGTGGCAGCGTCAGAGCACCACGCAGCTTGACATGGGCAGCGCGACGGCGGCCTCGTCGTCGGAGTGGCGCGACGGTGTAGAGGTGCAGCCGTGAGCGCGTCGTCGACTACGCCTACTTACATCATTCCCGAGTCGTGGGTGCGCAGCATGGTGCCGCCACACGGCGTCCAGATGGAGACGTTTACGATCCACGACATGCCGACGCTCATCGTCTACCGTCGTCCTGCCTGGCATCTCGTTGCAGTCGCTGTGCTGGCCACCGTGCTTAGTAGTGGTATCGGCTTCTTAGCCGCACAGCATCGTCGTCTCGACGACATTGCGACGCGGTGGCAGCGTGTTGGCAGCGTTGACGGCGGCACCGCAACGGCAGCGTCGTCTGAGCTTCGTGAGGGTCCCGGCGGCAGCGGTGAGGCAGCGAGCAAGTAGCCGTGGTCGACTTCGCCAAGTGGTTGAACCGGCCGCTCCCGCCGGCACCTGACGTGCCAGAGCTCATCGTCGGTATAACTGGGCACAGACCGACGAAGCTCGACAGCGCTGGGCTGAGGCCGCAAGAGCCAGGCTTCAACGGCTACGACCGCATGAACCCGCTTCGACGACGCCTCTGCGACGCCATTCGACAGAAGGTCAACGACATAGTCGCGACGACAACGCCAGATCGCAATAGATTTAATGCACAGCTGCTCGACAGCTACCTGCGTCAGGTCGAGTGGAAGCCAGACGTCGACTGGCGCCATCTTCGCATTCTTGGCGTCAGCGGCGTCGCGCTCGGCATCGATCAGGATTTTTGCGGCGTCCTCGCCAGGATGTCGCCGCCAGTGCCCTACATCGCCGCGGTGCCCTTTCCAGGGCAGGACTCAATCTGGCCCGAGCCATCTCGTCGCGTCTATGCCGCCGTGCTGGATCGCGCCGTCGGCGTCGTCATGGTATCGCAGACGCGGCCTCGAAGTAAGGACGAGGCCGGCATGATGCTAGGCGCCCGCAACGACTGGATCTGCGGCGTCGTCGACGAGCTCATAGCCGTGCATGACGGCAGTAACGGCGGCACCGCGAACTGTGTGCGTGGCTATAGGCGAATGGGCAGGCAACCTCACATCATCGACCCTAGAGACTTTCGAGACGGGAGATAACTACATGTGGACCTTTGCGGCGGCGGCGATCTTGGCTGAGCACAGCTCGCTCGTACCAGGCAGCCACAACAGACTCGTGTGGTATCAGCCCTACATGGCGTCGGAGATTCGCGAGCAGTACGTGACGGTGCTAAAGCGCATGGCGACGGAGGGCGAGGCCCTGGCAGCGATGCGGACGATGTTTGAGGACGCCCTCGGCAAGAAGACGCCCAAGATCCAGCACTGACTACACAGTTGGCGTCGACGGAAAGTAGATGCGCGGTATCGTATCTGCTGATAATACAAAGATAAAATTGAACCCTTCGACGCTATCAATCAAAATTACGTCGATGGAGATGAGCAGCCTGTTGTCGGCGAGTGTTACCGACACGGCGACGTCGTCGACGCCCTCGACCTCAACGGCCTGGTTGGCGACGGCGGCCTGAAGCGCTGAGGTCTCTTGTGGTAGGAGATTTGCGTTCAGGTAGGTGTTGATGTCGAACCCGTAGGACGGGTCGTCATACTGGCCTGGTGGCGTGATCAGCCTGCGAGCGATGTGCTCAAGCACAGCTCGCGCACCAGTGATCGTCGTGAATGATGCGTCCATGTCGGCGGGGCCGCCGTAGTAGGTGCGCCCGTTGACGACGATGGACTCGGAGTTGGGGAACGTGCTGAAGTCCACAGCATCAGGATAAAAAGTCATGTAATAACGCTCGCTTAGCCCGGATCGGCCGTCAGAATGGTGCCCGTCACAGTCTGGCTACCGCTCACAGTCGACACGGGTGTGATGATGCCACCGATGGTCGACGGAGACTTCAGTGCCAGTGTGGTAGATGGAAATGAGATCGGCGTCTGCAAGTACGCCTTCTTCCACGTCACGTCGAGGACGTTCATGCCGGGATCGAGCGAGGGTATCGCCATGGACGCCGTGAAGGTAAACGTCACTTGGAAGAAGGCGTCGCTGCCGCTCACTTGTATATTGCTGATAACAGCCGCGAAAGCTGGGTCCGCCGTGACAGTGGGTCTTGCTGAACTGCCGCCGAGGCGGATGTGCTGAAACTGTATGTCGCCGACGACGTCGACGAGGGGGCCGTCGAAGGTGTACGAGGTGTCGAAGGCGTGCTCAACAGTGTCAGCGCCGCCGAGACCCAACCATCCCGTCGCGTAGGGAAAGCGCTCATCGCCACCCTGCCACCCTACGAGGATCTGGCTGCCCACTTTCGGAACGTAGCGCTGCCCGACGACAGGCGGCAGCACGGGGATCCCTTTCTTCGACTTCAGCTTCGTCGCGGCCTGGCCGACGTCGTCGGAGACGAAGACGACGCC